ACTCCGTTGTCTAAAATCACCAATTTGTACCACCCTTCCTTAGAATTGAAAAGCCTCGTCCGAAAACGAGGCTAAAAAAATAAGCCTAAAAGGCTTCTCCAGTAATTCGCTCAAATTGTGCTTCAGTAATGCAGTCAGGAACAAACTCACGAACTTGCTTCGTAGTGAAGCAGCCCCAATCAAACATCATCTTAACGTCTGTGTAAGTGAACATTATTCAGCACCCCCAATTTGCGTTTTTAGCGTTTTAATTTCTTTATTGATTGCCACATCATTCAACATTAATTTGGCATTCAATTGTGCCATCGAATCTGTCTTAGCAGTCAGCGCCGCATTCGATTCTTTTAGAGCAGTGTTATCAACTTGAAGCCCAGCAGAAATGTTTTCCAATAATTCAATTTTCTTCGAATAATCTTGTGTGACTGCTTCTTCCCATTTCTTCTCTGCAAAATTGTAGAATTGAGATTGAACATTTTTTAGTCCTTCTAGCGGTTTAACTTCAACAAAAGGTAAAACTACTGGAAAGCCATCTTCCACTTCGTGCGGCTCATATCCTAATGGATACAACACTTTATAAATTGTTTTCATTGTCTATCCCCCTAAAGTTTGTTCTTCGCAAAATACATTGCAGATCCTGCGTAATACTTATTAGCATCTAATCCCCAAAGAGCGGTAATTTTACCTGATGCATCAATAGTCAATGCTTTATCATCAGTAACATCAACCTGAATCGAATAAGCAGGAATAATATCTGTTTCTAAATTGCCAATCAGATTGCCACCTGAGTTAATATTTGCTGAACGACATCGAAAGTTAAAGTTAACCAAAACCATATCGCCGTACCGAACGAATCGTACTACCCCAGACTGGATTGAAGAGTCTGTGGCACTTGTGTGATCATATACCTTCTCACCATTCTGGATCAAAACATTTTTGCTTTTTGACTGCACACCATCTTGGAAATTTTTTACTCCTAAAATAGTCTCATTTCCCGTTGCTTTAACCAATTTACCATCCACACCGTCAATCGCATCGGCATGTGTCTTTAGATATTTTGCAACGCCATCTTCTTTTAGTTGTACAATATCCGACATTAAACTTCGCCTACTTTCTCAAATGTAATATTGTTTAATCCGTCTAACTTAGTCTTATCCGCAGCCGACATCAGTCCATTTGTTGAAGTTGTCGCAACAGCAGTCGTAGTAGCATTTGTTCCAGGATCGCCCTTATCACCTTTTGGAAGAACAAAGTTAAATTTTGCAGCTGAAGTCGTACCTGCATTGGTAACTGAAGCAGTCGTTCCACTTGTTACGGTTCCTACTGTGATTGTGGCAGCATTTCCCGGATCACCTTTATCTCCTTTGAGTAATGTGGGTTTGCCTTCGATTGCCTCCCAATGTGATTGAGGATAGACCTGCGCCCCATCCTGTTTCACTTTTACAATATCTGTCATTTATTTAAACCTCCCCTACCTTTTCGAACGTCATACTCGGAATCTTAGAGTCTGCATAAGCTTTGGCGTTTTGATAGGCTTCGCTTGCCTTTTGATCAACATACTCTTGGCTAACCCCACCACCTTCTCCACCGCCTGTTGCGGAAATCACGCCAGTGTTGGAAATAGAAATATTTGCGCCTGCAGTGTAATTCATTTGCCTTTCGGCTGATAAAACATCCTCAGTCATTATCAATCCATCACCGATTCGAACACCGCCCGTTTGAAATTCGGTCGCTGTTGGCAAATTATAGTTGCCTGATCCACCAGTAGAGCTAATTTCGCCATCCTCCGTGATCGTGATATTCTCTCCTGCAGTGTAGTTTTTTAGTGAATCCAATTTATTTTTCAGATCTGTTGAAAAATTGTTGTCTGTCTGTTTAATTGCAGACAACTTTCCTGTAGCTTCGTCAATTGCTAATAGATCTCCTAATTTGATTCCGCCTAATTTATCTACTCCAGCAATTGGAAGCACATAGTCGCCTTCTCCAGAATTCAGTATCTTCTTATACATCTCTGCAGTGATAATGCCGTCTTCGGTTTCATTCGCGTAAGGTAATTTTGTGATAGCATTTTCCAGACCGAGATCAGATTTAGTAATCGTGACTGCGCCAATTTTTCCGTTTACAGAAACCACTTTAGACTGACCAGAGATAATTTTATCTAGTCCGATAATCGCAGAGATATGAGTAATTGGAAAAAACTGATATTGGACTCCTGTTTTCTCATCAGTTTCCATCATGAGTTTTGATTTAGCCATTCTTATACCACCCCGACTTTCTCAAGAGTGAATACGTTCTGCTTCGGATCATCGACAGTCGCAATCACCAATGCCCCCTCTTCAATGGGGTAGTTCACTGTACCAATTTTTTCAACTTCATGATTTTCTGAAAATAAATCATCTTGAAGAATATCGGTAACTTCAATCTCACCGTATTCAATCGTGAACAGTGTTGCTCGCAACTTTTGATAGAGATACTCCATATCGGCTAGCAAACGCTTGGAAATCGATTCATGGCGTACCCCTTGAATATCAACACGAGCTTCCATTAGTTCTAGTAACATCGTGCCTCCAGGATCAATCTGTGCCAAAATGTCTTTGATAGAATTGAACCAAGTCAAATAATCCTCTTTTTGAGTATCTCGCCATGCTTCAAATTCTTTTTTACGTGCGTTCATCCAAGCGGTAAAGTCTCCTTTGTTTTCATTGATAAACGCAACCATATCTGCTATCAGGTCTTCGACTGTTTGCCAGTAGGACCCCATTTCACCTTCTGTTTTAGAAACTGCTTTGATAACAAAATAGGAGAAGTCCTGTGTCGTAGCGATCACATCTTCTCCTTGGTAAAAGACAAAATTTGCCGTTTGACGATGTAGTGCCTGCATTGAATACTCATCAAATGTATATTGAATTTTGCCGTTTTTTGCATCAATAATTTTTACAGCTCGTTGGATCGCAAAACCATTACTAAGTATCGCTTCTAAGTAGGCTTTACATCGTGATAAATCCACTGGTATTCCGTTTTGAGAAATAGTTGCTTCCATCGTTTCAGAATTCTTATTCCCCTGTCGAACTTGAATCATTCCTACATAGTTGTATGGCTCTGTTGTGCTTAGTGCAACATTCCATTTAGCCATCAAACAACACTCCTTTCTCAAAATCAGGCGGAATGCAGATCGATGCAATTTGACCTGCTCCAAAGAACTGACGGTCATATTCTGCTACGATTTCTCCTGATTCTGCGTTTTGTTCATAGGTTTGAATACGACCACTTTCAAGACCACGGATCACGCCTGTATGACCGTAATATTCGTGAGCGATAAACGCTTCGCTCACTTTAGCATTGCGCTCCCAATTTATGATCGCTCCTACTTCCAACTGGTCGTATTCAGGATGATTGATTACGGTCCATAGATACATTGGCCAGCGATACACTCGCCCAATTTCAGCAGCGGAAAAGATATTCCCTTCACGTACTTTCACTTCATATCTTGTACCAGCGCCCATGTCAGGACCGATCATTACCCCCGCATATTCGGCGCTTAATGCATAGCATTGATGGTTTCCGATTGGTTGATTTATCAAACGTTTTAAATGGTTTAGTCCTTTTTCTTCTATCAAAAAATCACCTCTATTTCTTGGCGCGAGCTAGACAGACATCGCCTCCGTTTAAAAGATATCCAAATGACAAATCGACTCGTCCAACACCAACCCCGCCAGATTGCATACCGCCCATCTCAACAATTGCAGTTGTATAACCGTGCCAGTCTTCAGCAAGCACCGCAGTATGGCCGTCGTTCCCTACACCAGCGCCTAAGTTCACGATGATTATATCGCCAGCCTTCGCTTCGTTCGGCGATACTTCGGTCAGATATTGTCTTGCTCCTCTCGCGTCATCTCTCATTGATCCTGTGTACCATAATGTGCCTCTCGGAGCTGTTCGATAACCTGCTTTTGTCAACGCCAACCATACAAAGGAAGAGCAGTCGGCATACCCGTTTCTATCTGGGTTTTCCACACTTCCAAAATTCCAACGCATTGGTTGGGAATAGTGGAAATATCCAATCAAGCTCTTTGCTGTACTAAGGATATTTCCTCCAGATTGT